GTTTATGCAGGAGCTAATGCGATGAGTAGACCAGACTTCAACACAACGGGTTCTACTGTTTGGGCGTGTGAAGAGATCGTCAATTACCTCAAGCCAATCTTGGAAGGTGAAGTGCGTGAAGTCGGCAAGATCCAAACAGTTGAGCGCCACGTTGGCCGCTTCGATACCCCTGCTGAAGTAAAGCGCTGGCTTTCAAATCGGGACGGTGGCGTGCGTATTGCGGCGCTGAGAACGTCGGGCAATGAAGTGATTGGCGGGCGGTTAATCGGCATGGTTGATTTCGTGGCGTACATCTTTACCGCTGACCAGTTCGGCTACCCGCGTGATGCGCGAGCAGAGGTGATCGCCGGAAAGCTCGTTAACTCGCTAGTGCGTAAATCGGTTCCGACCAGTGCTTATGAAAGAGCATCCAACGTGCGCAGCGACAACTTATACAGCGGCAAGATTGATGAGTTAGGTGTGGCGATTTGGACGGTAACTTGGTCGCAGAAGTGGCGACTCGATGAAGAGCTAGACCTAACAACATTAGATGAATTTAGAACCTTCGGCTTAACAGGCGAAGTGGCAGAAGGCGCACCCACCATTGATGGTGAAGTGCAACTACCTCAGTAGCTAATCAAAACAACGGGAAGTAACCATGTTGATCTTACTAAAACCAAAAAGCAAAGACGTGCCAGTGCGCAAGCCTGAAGGCGGCTTCCTCGCGGAAAAGGGCGAAGAAGTAGAACGCACTTCGTATTGGGTTCGCCGCATTAAAGACGGTGACGTTATCGACGTGAAAGCCGAAGCAGAGCAAGCGGCCAAAGCGAAAGCCACAACCAAAGCAGTGAAAGCGAAAGCCGTAGCCGAGCAAGGAGAATAAGCATGTCATTAGGCAGCATTCCAAACGATATCAAAGTCCCTCTCGTTTATATCGAGATCGACAATAGCGAAGCGAACAGCGGCACACCTGCACTAGCACAAAAAGTGTTAGTGATTGGTGGGCAAGGTTCAGCAGGTACGGCAACGCCGCTTACTCTTAACCGCATCACAACCAGTGAAAGCCAAATGGACGCGCTTTACGGCAAAGGCCATATGCTTTCGTTGATGCTAAAACGCTTTCGCAAAAGCAACCCATTCACTGACGTCTATGCGCTTGGCTTGGCAGATTTAGCAGGTTCAGCGGCCAAAGGTGAGTTGACCGTGGCGACAACGACAGTTAAAGCGGGTGTGATCGCTTTGCTTATTGCGGGTGAGTCAGTCCAAGTCACAGTAAAAGAAACCGACACGGCAGCGACTATTGCAACGGCCATCATTGCTAAAGTGACGGCGAATGAAAACCTGCCTGTTACTGCTGCATTAAAATCGGCAACGACTGAAACGGTAGAGCTAACGTGCAAGTGGACGGGCGCAACAGGTAACGACATTGATATCCGTTGGAACTACTACGACGGTGAAGTGTTGCCCGGTGGCGTAACGCTAACCAAAGTAGCCATGACAGGTGGCGCGGGAACGCCAGACATGACAGACGTTATCGCAGCGATTCCGAACGAATGGTACAACCACATTGTCATGCCATTTAACGACACTCAATCACTTAACGGCCTGCGTGATGAACTTATCTCGCGTTGGGGGCCGCTCAAGATGATTGAAGGCATTGCTTACACCGCGTTCCGTGGCACGTTTGCAGAGTCTGGCGCGTTTGGTCAAGCCCGTAACGACTTTTTGTTTAGCTGTATGGGCACCAATGCTGCGCCTCACGCGCCTTATGAATTTGCGGCTGCTTACGCTGGCCGAGCTTCTTACTCGCTGGGTATTGACCCTGCTCGCCCACTGCAAACGCTTGTGCTAACGGGCTTATTGCCGCCAGCTAAAGGCGACCAATGGGACATGACAGAGCGCAACTTGTTGCTGGGTGACGGCATTGCCACTTACATGGTGACACCGGGCAATGAGATTGCGATTGAGCGTGAAGTGTCAATGTACCGTGAAAACGCCTTCGGTGACCCAGACCCAAGCTATTTAGACATCACCACTCCTGCGACTTTGGGTTACTTGCGCTATTCACTGCGCACTATGGTGACGAACAGCTTCCCTCGTCATAAGTTAGCCAATGATGATGTGCTTGATTTCTTAGACCCCGGTCAGCCAGTGGTCACGCCGAAGATTATGCGCCAAGCGATCATTAACTTAGCAACCACTGATTGGGTTCCTAAAGGCTTGGTTGAAAACTTGGCAGCGTTTAAAGAGTCGCTGGAAGTTTACCGAGACAGTAGCGCCCAGAACCGGCTTAACTGCGTGTTTAAACCAGATGTCGTGAACCAGTTCCGTATCTTCGCAGCACTAATGCAATTCAAGCTATAAGGAGTATTCAATGAGCATTTTGGGGCAAGTCGTTATTCGCGTGAATAACAAGCAAATCAAATCAAAGAAAGGTTCTACTTTGAATCCGGGTGGCTTTAATTTTACATCTCACAACGGGCCAAATCGCATTTGGGGTAAGTCAAAAGAGATGGTTCCTTCTACCGTTTCTGTTGTGATTGCGGCTGCTGAAGATGTAGATGTAGTTGAAATTAATAAAATTGAAAACGCATCACTAACTTGGGAGGGAGACAATGGTATCGATTATTTGATCACTAATGCTTCTCCACAATCTCCCTTTACATTGAGTGATTCTGGTGAAATTACTGGAACATTTGAAGGCAATCCAGCGGAGCGCATCTAATGGCCGTGATGACGTTTGATCTCAAACACGGCTACAAGGTGGGTGAATCTACCCACCTTGAAGTTGGGTTGCGTGAGTTGACACCTAAGGACGTCTTTGACGCTCAAATGGCATCAGAGCACGTCACTGTTATTGATGGCCGTCCTTATGCTTATGTTAGCAATGCTCAGTTTGGCATGGAGTTGCTTTGTCGTCAGGTTGAGTATATCGGAGCTATTCAAGGGCCGTTCATGACAAAGGAATTGTTAAAGCTTGAATCTGAAGACTTTGAAACTATCCAGCGAAAAGCTGAAGAGTTAGACAAGATGATGATTCCTCAAGAGGTGTTGGATGGCATAGAACAGCGGGGGGAGAACTAAGCAGCTAACTGATTCGATACAGATAATGCTCTTCAATCTTGGGGGGCGTTTCCCTGCCAGTGAGCTGCAAGTAAAACCCATTCGGCATTTATTGCTTCTTTGCCTTCGATTAAAGGAATCTTCCAGTGTCTAAACAGCTTTTAACCGAAATTATTCTAAACCTTTCCGGCAACCTCTCCGATAAAGCGCGTCAATATGGCGCGCAAATGTCAAAGCTAGGCCAACGCAGCCAAGTCGCGTTTAATATGGTTGCTAAATCTTCTGCCGCCGCCAGTCGTGGTATTGATACGTTTGGTAACCGTGCCATTATCGGTGCTGGCGCTGTAGCCGTTGCGTTTGAAAGAACGTTTGTAAAGACGGCGGCTGAGTTTGAGCGTTATCAAGTTATGCTTAATAAGCTTCAAGGCTCTGAAGAGGGTGGCGCAAAAGCAATGGAATGGATTGAGAAGTTCACTCAAGAAACACCCTATGGTGTTAATGAGGTGATGAACTCATTTATTCGGTTAAAAGCGTTTGGCTTGGATCCTATGGATGGCTCTCTTCAGGCTATTGCAGACCAAGCGGCGATGATGGGCGGTACGGCTGAAACAGTAGATGGTATTGCGTTAGCGTTAGGTCAGGCATGGACAAAGGGTAAATTGCAAGGTGAAGAAGCTTTGCAATTATTAGAGCGTGGTGTTCCAGTTTGGGATTATTTAATTAAAGCAAGTAAAGAGCTTGGTCAAAATAATGGAATTGGATATACCGCAGCTCAATTACAAGATATGGCATCAAAAGGCTTATTAACGCGAGATGCTATTAAATCATTAATTAATGAAATGGCTAAAGCCTCGGAAGGTTCCGCTAAAAAACAAATGGCAACATGGAACGGCATGATTTCAAATATGGGCGACTCTTGGACTGTATTTAAAAAAGATGTCATGGATAGCGGAGCCTTTGAAGTATTAAAAGAAGAACTAGGCGGTTTTTTAGCTCAATTAGACGAAATGAAAAAGACAGGTGAATATGATGAGCTTGTTGAAAAGGTTGGAAAGAATTTAGTTGAGGCATTTGAAAAAGCAGCAGATGCAGCGCGCGGTATTCGTGAAGTTGGCAAAGATTTGTTGCCTGTTTTGCGTGCTGTTGGTAATGGCGCTGCGGCAATATCTGAAGCTGTTGGCGGTTATGAGAATCTAGCAAAGATTCTGCTTTCTGTTTATATGTTAAACAAAGCACTTCGCGTAGGCGCTCCACTATTGAAGGGCGCGTTAAGTGCGGGCGGTTTTGTTTTGGATAAAGCGACTGGCGGTAAAAGCAAGGCTGGAAACGCAATGGCTCAGCTTGGTGCAATGCCAGTTTACGTTGTTAATATGCCAGCGGGTGGTTTTGGTGGTGATGTTCTTCCCGATGGTGGTAAAACGCCTCCGTCGAAAAAGGGAGGAAAGTGGTGGTCTAGGCTTGCCATTACAGCTAATAGCGCTGTTGATTTGGCGACTCCATATGTTGCAACGGCCGCGCGTGTTGCTGCTCCAGTCGCTGCAATTACTGCCCTTGCGTCAACAAAAGAATATGATCCTGCTAACCCAACATTTAAGCCTTTAGATTTTGGCCCATCTGGTAAAGAAAAGTCACAAACCCAAGCAACAAAAGATTTGATGGAGAAATTCAATCAGGCTTATAAGCGTCCACAATCTGCGTTTGAGTTAGCAGGTCAAGGTCCGTCTGGAAATGTTAACTTAAAAATAGAAGTGTCTGATGATCGCATTAAAGTGACTCCAACTTATGCGGCTCCGGGAATAACCATCGACCCAGATACGGGCGCAAATTAAAGGGGCTGTAAATGGCATTTGAAGAACGTTTAACCGCCTCTTTCCGTGGCGTTGAATTCCTACTTGAAGAAGCAGACGGCGAAAGTGGCCGTCGTGCTATTCCCCACGCTTACCCAAAAAAAGAGATTGGCTACACCGAAGATAACGGCAAGGTGCTAACGCAAGAGCGCATCACTGGCCGCTTAGTTGGCGACAATTATCTTGATCAGCTTTCCGATATTTTAGAAGCACTGAATAAGCCGGGGCCGGGTGAATTAGTTCACCCTTGGTTCGGTATTCGTAAAGTGCAAATCGGCAAGGTTAGCCACAAGCTCGTTAACCGCATTGACGGAACGGCCACCATTAGTTTTGAAGTGTTCGAGATGGGCGAAAACCTATTTCCGAACGCAAAGCGCGACACGGCCAACCAAGTTCAAACCGAATCAACCGCCGCGCAAGTGGCTGCAAATGCAGAGTTTGAAAAAGAATACGATGTTACCGCGCTTGATGGCGTGGGCGACATGGTAGACCAGTTCCTTGACGACTTAGACGAATTCACACGTGGTTTGCCTTCGCTGCCAGCTGAGCTACGCGAATGGACTGACCGCTTAATGCGCGCTAAAGATTCAATCGGCGCTTTGCTTGCTTACCCCGGCGACTTAGCACGCGAAACAATGGGCTTGCTTGAAGATGTTAAAAGCGTAGTGAAAGACCCAATTCGCGCACTCGATGTTTACCAGAACGTGCAAAGCCGTTGGGAAGGTATGCGCGCAGAACTGGCCGTGACGGGTGGTTTGAGTCGTAACATCGTCAGCGAAGATGGACAAGCCAGTTCAGTGTCTAGCGTTGCGAACCCAACTAAGCAGCAAGCGATTCTTGATAACGCCCAAGCGTTTAAGCGGCTTGCTTTGAATTCTGCTGTTGTCTCTAAGGCTTCGGCGGTGGGTAATGCAAACATTAACCAATCATTGATTGATAGCGTTGAGACTATCGAGAGCCTATCCGGTGCAGAGCGTGACGCTATTTTGACTGGTCAGCAGTTGAAAAGCATTGGCTACGGTATTGCCGCTGAACTGGCTGAGCTTTCGGCTAATGCCGTCGAGCTTGGCAGTTCTTCGGTGTGGCGTCAGTTTCGCGTGCTTCGACAAGCCGTGCTGGCTGATACTCGCGCTCGCGCTGAATTGCTTCCTCAGTTAAGCATCTATCAACCTAAAAGCACTGTGCCAGTGGCGTTAATTGCATGGCAGCAAACAGGTGACACAGAGCTGCGCAATAGCGTTGTTCGACGTAACGGCATTGCTAACCCTGCGTTCATTCTTCCGAGTGACTTGGTCGAGGTGATCAATGGATGAGGTCATTCTAAAAGCAGGCGGCCAAGTTTACGGCGGTTGGACTAAAATCAGCGTGACTCGTTCACTTGAAGCGATGTCTGGCTCGTTCACGTTGGAATTAACATGGAAATGGCTTGGTTCAGAAGCGCGTTACAAAGCGTTTATGGACCCGATAAAACAAGGCCAACCCTGCGTGATTGAAATAGGCGGTGAGCGTGTTATCACAGGTTACGTTGACGACTGGATGCCAAGCTATGACGCGGAGACAGTGACCATTTCCGTGAGTGGCCGTGACAAAACCGCAGACCTAGTGGACTGTTCTATCGACTACCCTTCAGGCCAGTTTAACAACCAAACCTTAACGCAAATTGCGAATGCCGTATGCAAGCCGTTCGGCATTAAAGTGATCGTCAATACGGATGTGGGCGAAGCGTTCCAGCGCATTCAAATCGAACAAGGTGAAACCCCGCATGAGCTGCTTGCGCGTTTGGCAAAACAGCGTGGTGTGCTGTTAACCAGTGACACCTTCGGCAACTTAGTGATCACACGTGCCAGCAAACAACGCGCCGGTGTGTCGCTGATTCTTGGCGAGAACGTTAAGGCTGCTCGTGGCCGCTTCAGTTATCGTCAGCGTTATAGCAAGTTCAAAATTAAATCAGTTGGCGGTTCTTGGGGTGAAGAGTTGGACTCGGCTCCACTGTCAACGGTGGGCGGTATTGAGGCTGAAATTAGTGATCCAGAAATCTTACGTTATCGTCCTCTTATCATTGTTAACGAAGAAGTGACCACGGCAGAGGGCGCAGCGAAGCGCGGTAAGTGGGAGCGTCAGCGAAGCATTGCGAAAGCCAATAGCGCCGAGTATACGGTGACAGGTTGGCGCATTCCGCAAACTGGAAAGCTGTGGAACTTCAATACTATTGTTCCAGTTCAAGATGAGATATTAGGGCTTGATGAGGAGTTGTTGATCTCATCCGTTATGTTCAGTGAGGATGATGCTGGCCGTTTGGCTGTGGTTAGTGTTGTTCGCCCTGAATCGATGGAAGTTCCTATTGAAGCCGATGTTAAGTTGGATGCGCAATGGAAAGGAGTGTCAGCGAATGGATAGGCTAACAGAGCGGATGATAGATAAAATGCTTGCGCCTATTCGCCGCAGAATTACCGGAATGTTAACTCGTGCTTTAGTCACTGGTATTGATGATGCATTGCAACGTCAGAACCTGCAAGTTCAGCTTCATGCTAATGAGTCTTGCGATAATATTGAGCGCTTCCAGAACTACGGCACTAGCTCTTATCCACCTGAAGGTTCCGAGGCTGTGGTCGTGGCACTTGGCGGTAACTTGGGTAACTTGGTTGCGGTTGCGGTTGAAGATAAAAAGTATCGTCCAAAAGGTGCAGTGGGTGATGTTTTCCTCTACCATAAGGACGGTCACCAAATCAAGCTCACCAAAGATGGCAAGATAGTCATTTCAGCAATTGACGTTATTTTCGAAGCGTCCAACTCATTCACTATTATTTCACCTGAAACTTTGATTCAAGGCCCTTTGCATGTGACAGGTGGCATTTCTACAGACTTAGGTATTTTCGCAACTGGCGGCATTACTTCTTCCAGTATTGTTGGTGGTTCTGACTTAACCGCGAACAACATTAGCTACCTAGGCCACTTCCACAAAGATGCAGAGAACAGGAATACAACACCACCAGTGGGATAGTTATGAGCGTGAGCATCGTGTTCGACATGATGAAAAATACAGGTGTTATCATCGAGGGCGGGAGTGTTGCAGACGACACAGTATCCGCCCTCGTTTTGATCTCACTCTTCACTGACGCGCGCGCTGATGATTCCGATACGCTGCCAGACGCTTCTAATGACTTGCGCGGTTGGCCCGGTGACACTTTCTCCGATGCTCCTTGGGGCTCTAAGCTTTGGTTGCTTTATCGAGAGAAGATGACGACCGAAGTGCGCAACAAAGCCGTTAAATACGCAGAAGATGCACTGGCGTGGATGCTAAAAGACAACGGCGAAGGCGCAATGGCAAAGAGCGTAAAAGTAACCGGTTCTATCCCTCATTTTCAAACCCTAGCCTTGAGTATCGCAATTACCAAACCGGATGATGAAGTGATTTCATTGACGGTTTCAAAACGATGGGAGGCGCAACGTGCCGTTTAACGTTCCTACGCTAAAGCAACTGATTGAAAGCGGTTTAATCGACATTGAAGCGTCGTTAGATACGGTTTTACCCAAGTTCGGCATTGAGCAAGCGCTTAACTCAGCAGTGAGCGGCAGCGTTCGTGATTTGTATGATTATCAATCGTGGATTGTTCGTCAAATCATCCCCTCTACTGAATCTGAAGACCAAACCATTATTGATACAGCGCGTTATGAAGGCATTGTGCAAAAGCTTGCTACTAGCGCGAATGGCCCTGTCACGTTCGCTGGCAATGTACCCATTCCCGTTGACAGTGTGATGACGCATTCAGATGGCCGCTTGTACCGAGTGACGCTATCGAATGCGCCATCCGCGGGCAATGTGATTGTTGAAGTCGAAGCGGAAGAGACAGGCGCAGCGGGTAACTTGGCTTCAGGGCAAGCGCTAACGCTGGTTTCTACCGTTCCCGGCATTCAACCCAACGGCGTTACGGCTGAAATATCCGGCGGGGCTGATTTAGAGCCAGTAGCACAAGTTCTTGAGCGATTGCTCTTCCGTAAGCGCAACCCACCAATGGGCGGCGCAGTGCATGACTATGTGGCATGGTGCCGTGAAGTAGCGGGAGTGACTCGCGCTTGGGCTTACGATGCTTACCAAGGCGGTTCTACTGTCGGCTATGCGTTTGTGTTTGATGATAGAACAGACATCATCCCAACTTTTACAGACCAGCAAGCGATGAATGCTTACATCTACCGACATCAAGACCCAGCAACGGGTTCGGACGTTGGCCGCCCAGCTGGCATAGAGCCTGTTTATATTGCATTGCAGCTTAAGGTGACAGACTTAAGCATTAACTTAGTGCCGGATAGTGCCGAGCTGCGCCTAAGCGTTCAAGCGAGCATAGAAGCTTATTTTAAAACGCTATCACCCGGTCAAACCTTGCTGATTGCTTCTGTTCGCACGGCGATTGGTTCAACCACTGGCGTAACGAACTACACGCTTGATTTAAGTGACGATGTAACAGCAGCAGCAAACGAGCTGCACGCACTAGGAGTGATCACATGGGCCATTCCGTAGAGCAGTGGTCCAATGTCATTATGTCGCAAATGCCACGCGGCATTATGTGGCAGCGTTCGCCGTCATTAGAGCTTTATAAGTACGCAGCAGGTTACGCGCCAAGGCTTGAAGCGGTTGAAGTAAGTGCAGATTCTTTGTTGCTTGAAATGCGGCCAGACACAACGCGCTCACTGCTGCCTGAATGGGAGCAATATTTAGGCTTGCCAGAGTGCCAAGGTGGCGGTCAAACCATCGAAACGCGCACAGCAGCTGTGATTGAAAAGTACCACCGCAAAGGTGGTTTGCAAGCGTGGAATATTGAAAAGCTAGGCGCTGATTTGGGCTTTGATATTGAAGTTGAAGAACTGTTCCCGCACCACTGTTTGCGTGGTTGCACTTACCCGCTTTATGAAGAGAAATATCGACACCTTTTGCGCATTACGGTGCGCGGAATTACCGAGTCTTACGCTACGTGCTTAGACGACTGTTTAACCCCTTTAGTATCACAAACCGCTGCCATTCTTGAATGCACCTTAAACAAGTTCAAGCTAGCGGGTAAATACTACGAATTTATCTATGAGGAGAGCATCTAATGCATAAGCTACAGAACGGCTCACAAGTCACAATAAGGCCAGCCAGAAAGCCGCAAGTCGGCACTGGTGGTTACTTTGCAGAAAGCAATGACAGCGGCGCACCAAGCTACCCCGGACAAGATTGGTTTAACGATTGTACTGATGAGTTTTTGAATGCGTTGAATGCAATGGGTATTGCTTATGACCCGCTTAAGGTCGATCACTTAGCGCGTGCACTCTCTTCAGTTAATCCCGTCTGGAATACATCCACTGATTTTATAATTGGCATGCGCAGCGTCCAAAGCGGCCAGCAGTACGTTGCCGTCCAACCCAGCGGCCCAAACAACGGCGGCGCTGTTAATCCGTCAACAGACACAGATTGGTCACACTGGAAGCCAGTATGGGCATTAAACCAAGTCGAAAACCGCCTCAAAGGCAATCAAAACTGGAATATACCGGGCAGAGCTGGGCATCCATTGCCAGATGCGACGCCGAGGGATTATCCTTCGGGGGCCGAAATTGCGCTTGGTTATTTTGTTGGGTTGGGTCAGGAGGTAATAAACTTTGCAAAAGATAATGAAGTGTTATCCGCCGATGGTGGTTATTATTATGTGGATTTAATTGCAGATGTTAATTCATTTTTTGGCATTAAATTGCCCGATAACAGAGTATTCAAAGCAACTATTGGCCCAGCATCAACCCACGGTGTTGGAGTAGCCCAAAGACCCGACGGCGTGACAGCAAGAGTTTCTATTAATTTTACAAAATTAATAGAACTAGGAATCCCCCGCGGAGCACACAAATTCGTAGGCTGTAGCGAACTTCCCGGAATTTGGCCGGATGTGAGTGATGAAGAGTCGATTTTTGCCGACTATAACAAATTACTACTATCAAGAGTTAAGCGAGATGTAACAGCAAGCAGACAGTCATCACCGATGACTTACACAAATAATTCGCCCGTGGAAATGAGGTTGCTAATCACAATACAAGGAAGTTGGCCAGGTTCGCGCACGTTAAATATTGGTGCTGAAAGTTACTCATTATTTATCAACTCAACTATTCAAACATACATGCAATTTGATGAAATTATCAAGCCCGGAGAAACTTATAGTTTTACTGGTACATTTACGCAGTGGATTGAGGAATCATTATGATAGCTCTAGTTGAAGAGTCGAACGAATTGACTGTGCATGAAGTAAAAAATGAGTTGCAGCTATTCTACTCAAAAGACGGCTCGGTTTGGTTTTCGTCGCTGTCCGGCGAAAGGCTAGATAATGCAATCTGCTCGGATTTTTTGTACAAACATCTATCTTACGATGAATACATGTCAATTACTCATCCAAATCAGTCAGCCAGTGATGCTTATATAGTTGAATATGATGAGGTAGATAGTAAGCGTAGGGCGTTATACACGCAAATGAGCGACCCGCTTTACTTTGAAGCTTATAGAGCGAAAGATGACGGTGATATTTCCAAGTATGAAGATTTTAAAGCGCAAGCTGATGCAGCGGTTGATAAAATCAAAAGCGAAAATCCTTGGCCGATAAACCCAGAAGCTTGATTTAAACGCAGTTTAAAGTCTATATAAATGAGCACTAACATTAGTGCTCATTCTTTTAGTCCGCCGTGCTCATTATTGGCGCCGCGCTACAATGTAC